AAGTCGTTTAGATGAACAATCTTCTGGATTTTCACTTGGTCGTGAATCAGAGATTTCCAGAGATGAAATGAAGTTTAGCAAATTTATTGATCGGTTACGTAACAAATTTACCGAATTCTTTGATCAATTACTGAAAGCACAATTGGTCTTAATGGGAATCATCAAAATAGAAGATTGGGATAAGATCAAACACGAAATTCAGTACGAATGGGCAGAAGATTCATATTATCGAGAACAGAAAACAGCCGAAATCCTAACTATGCGTATGGAATTACTAAGTACGGTTGCCGAGTATGCTGGTCGTTATTTTTCGATGGAATATATCAAGAAGAATATCTTACAGATGACCGATAAGGAAATTAGAGCATTGAAGAAGCAGATTGATGCTGAAGTGGATGGTGGAACATTGGCAAAAGATGCTACTATTGAATGGGGTGCTATAGGTGGTGGTCCACCAGAAGAAGAAGTACCACCAGCACCAGCACTAGCACCAGTACCAGCACAACCAGCAAGTGGTAACGGTCAACAACCACCAAAATCTGAAGAAAAAGAACTTTTAACTGGTGAAAAACAGTTTGATATAAATAACATACAGAGATTACTCAATCAAGGAGATAGCAATGGCAGTTAAAGATGTAATTGATGCAATAGATGATGGGAATACAGTTGATGCGACTGCTTTGTTCCAACAAGAATTGGCAGATAGGATTATGCAAAAATTGGAAACTAGAAAACCAGTGGTTGCAAAAGATTGGTTGAATAACTTATCCAAAGAAGATTTGCCAAAGGAAACTGAGCAAAAGGGGGAATAACCAATGGCGAATATGACTAATGTGTTTGAGCAGTCAAATCCACAAGGGGTTGCTTTATTTCGTGCAACCGAAGCAGGGAATTTGTCGAGTGGAATAACACAACAGACAATTGATGTTAATGCTAGTTTTACTGATGAACTTGGTAGTGGCACTCAGCAGATTTCGATTAGTGCAATTACGTGGAACATCCAAGGTGGTGGGTATTTAATCGTCAAGGATGGTTCTACTGTAATACTCAATCTCGGTGGCAATGGTAGTTGGAATCGAAATAATCGTGGTTTAATTGCACCACTTATTATTACAGGTGATGCCGATATTAATGTAGATTCATCGGGTATGTCAGAAACGGCAAGTTATAGTCTAATGATTGAGGTCAAAAAGGTTACAGGATATACTGCACGTACAGATTATAAGCAAAGTGCATAATTGAGAGGGTAGGCATGAAATTAATAACAGAAGTCAACGAAGATTTAGAAGTTTTTGAAATCGACGAAGATTCAACAGGTAAGAAAAGTCTATACCTTGAGGGGGTCTTTCTTCAAGCAGAAACAGTAAATAGGAATAAACGATCTTACCCAAGAGATATTCTTGAACGTGAAGTTAAACGTTATAACAAGGATTACATCAAAGAAAGTCGTGCATTTGGGGAATTAGGTCATCCAGAAGGACCGACTATCAATTTAGAACGTGTTTCACATATGATAACCAATTTACGCAGAAGTGGCAACGATTGGATTGGTAAGGCAAAGGTTATGCGTGAAACACCATACGGCAAAATTGTTGAAAGCATTCTAAAAGAAGGTGCTAAACTTGGGGTTTCTTCAAGGGGCATGGGGTCACTAGAAGAACAAAAAGATGGTACTAAGATAGTAAAGGATGATTTCTTTCTGGCAACTGCCGCTGATATTGTTGCCGATCCATCTGCACCTAATGCCTTTGTCAATGGTATAATGGAAGGCAGAGAGTGGGTGTGGAATAATGGTCTAATTCAAGAGGGTGAAATTGCCCGAATGAAAAAGGTGTTAGACGTACCTAAACAAGAACGTGAACTAAAGGCATTGCAAGTATTTGAAGATTTCTTGTCGAAACTTTAGTTTGTATAAATAAGATTAGATATACTCATATATAAGGAGAATACACATGGAAGCATTGGAAAAAGATTTTTCAGATCTCGTTGCTTCTGAGGATACGGTGGAAACAGATACAGATCAAGTTACTGCCGAGGCTGGTGTTGAAGATATAGTTCAACAAATTCTATCTGCCAATGCCGACCAGAGTGTAGACGAACCGACAGTTGCTGAAGAAGAAGCAGTTGAAGAAGAAATTGCTGAAGAAGAAGAAACTGTTGATGAAGTCGAAACCGAAGAAATCCTTGAAGAAGAAGATGCTGAAGAAGATATAGAATTAGAATTAGCACTTGCCGACGAAGATGGTTGGGAAGATGTTGCCGAAGAAGATTTAGCAGAAATGGAAGCATATCTTGCTGAACTCAAAGAAGATAATCCTGACATCGACTTTGATAATGCCGATATTGTAATGCACGAAGATGGCAGTATCGAAGTAATCAATGAAATTATCCGTAAAATTTTTAGAAAATTAACGGGCAAGGACAGGATTGATGCAGATAAAAGAAATAAACAAGCAGCTAAGGATTATGCCTCCAACAAGGGTGGGGTTAGAACCAAAGCAAAAAAAAGTGCCAAAAAAAGAAAAGGCAAGAAGAAGACATTTTCCATAAAACGGCAAAGTTTTGATCCATCAGAAGTTGCCGCCGATGATGCCGTAGCAATCGGTGAAGAAGAAGATCAAGAAATAGATGAGTACACCGTTGGTTCGCAAACCCGTCCGACTAACGCTACGGTTTGGAGAACAGTTGGTGGAACACTCAAGAAAGTAAAACGTTGGACAAGCAAAGGCAAAAAGGGCATCAACAAAGGGCCTAAGTCTGCTGGTCATAAAACTGCTATCTCTAAGGCAATGAAACGTGTCTGGAAAGCAGGGGGAGCAAGACGGAAAGCACAAGGTGGTGCATCTGAAGAATCCTATGATCCAACAAACGATGTTAGTGCGTTACTAACAGGTGAAGAATTGTCAGAAGAATTCAAAGAAAAAGCATCTACTATCTTTGAGGCTGCTGTCAATAACGAAGTGGATAAGCAACTGGCACTCGCCGAAGCAGAAGTACATGCTGTATTTGATACTGCTATCGATGATGCAAAAACCGAATTGACCGAACAACTAGACAACTATTTTGACTACGTTACCGATCAGTGGTTTGAAGATAATCAGGTTGCTATCGACACAGGTATTCGTTCTGAAATTGCTGAAAATTTCATCAGTGGGTTGAAAACTCTTTTCACTGAGAACTATGTCGAAGTTCCCGAAAGTAAAACTGATGTTCTGCAAGAACTCGGTAAACAATTGGTTGAACTGAAATCAAGTTTGAACGAGCAAATAACTTCAAACGTTAGTTTGAAGCAAGAGTTGTCGGAACTTAAACGGCACGAAGTTGTGCAATCGTTGAGTTCTGATTTGACAGTTACGGAAGTGGAAAAACTTAAAGAATTATCTGCTGGTATTAGTTTCGAGGATAGTTCCGATTTTGTTTCAAAAGTTGAAACGATTAAAGAAAATTACTTCCCATCCAAGACTGTAAAACCCGTTCAGCAAGAAGAAGAACAGGAAGAATCCTTTGAAGTATTGTCAGAGTCAATGGACATTTATTCAAATGCCCTGACACGATTAACTCAAAGATAACAAAATTATAAATAGTAGAAACATTAGGAGAGAAAAAATGCAATTGAATACACAACAACTTCAAGAAAAGTGGAGTCCTGTGTTGGATCATGAAGATCTCCCGAAGATTACAGATCGTTACAAACGTGCTGTTACGGCAGTACTCTTGGAAAACCAAGAACAGGCAATGAGTGAATCACGAATTGCTGAAGGTAGCGTTGGACTTCTGACGGAAGCACCTGTTAATCAGACAGGTAGTAATATAGATACATATGATCCAGTACTAATCAGTCTAGTAAGACGTGCCGCTCCGCAACTTATTGCCTATGATATTTGTGGTGTTCAACCAATGTCTGGCCCTACGGGTCTGATATTTGCCATGAAGTCAAACTACGTCCAAAAAGACGGAGCAACCCTTGATCAGTACGAAGCACTGTTCGGTGAAGCAGTCACAGAACATTCTGGTAGTGATTCTGGTGATACTGTTGGTGGAATTGATGATGCCGACACACCAGAAACCGATCCATTTGCCACTGATTATGCCGCTGATACTGGAGCTGCTATGGCTACTGCAACGGCAGAAGCACTCGGTAGTACGAACCAAGCAACGGATTATTTCCGTGAAATGGCATTCACCATCGAGAAAACATCGGTTACTGCTAAAAGTCGTGCCTTGAAGGCCGAATACACCACAGAACTAGCACAAGATCTGAAAGCAGTTCACGGTCTTGATGCTGAATCAGAACTGTCGAATATTCTGTCAACTGAAATTCTTGCCGAAATCAATCGTGAAATCGTGCGTAGAGTTTTAACAGTTTCCAAACTTGGTGCAGCGACTAACGTTGCCACTGCTGGTACTTTTGACTTAGATACCGATAGTAATGGTCGATGGTCTGTTGAAAAATTTAAAGGTCTACACTTCCAGATTGAACGTGATGCCAATGCTATTGCAGTCGATACTCGTCGTGGACGTGGTAATTTCATAATTGCCAGTGCCGATGTAGTAGCTGCTCTTAGTATGACGGGTTCACTGGATACTGGTGGTTCTATCTCTGGTGGAACAGTGGCTGATGATGGAATTACAGGTAACACCCTTGTAGGTACTCTTAATGGAAAATACAAAGTTTATGTAGATCCGTATTACAGTGTATCGGGTGTAGAATTTATCTGTGTCGGTTACAAAGGTTCTTCACCTTACGATGCTGGTCTGTTTTATTGTCCGTATGTTCCATTACAAATGGTTCGTGCCACTGGTGAGCAATCTTTCCAACCGAAAATCGGATTCAAAACCCGATATGGTCTGGTTAGTAATCCATACGTGGAAGCATCTGCTGGAACACCTGACGAACAAACCTTGACTGCTAGTGTAAATCAGTATTACAGGAAATTCAAAGTAGCAAACATAATGTAACACGCATTTCACCGTTACAAACAATTGGGGGGCATATGCCCCCTTTTTTGTTGCCTAAATATATATGGAGGAATTTCATATGCAGAATCTACCAAGCAATTATAATGCACTATCACCAGTTTCATTTAGGTTTTCGATCAAGAAACTGCCCAATGTCAATTTCTTTTGCCAGAGTGCCAACATCCCAGATCTGTCTTTGGGAGTAATTACTAGGCCTACACCTATGCGTGATTTCAATACTTTTGGTGACAACTTGGAAATAGGTACACTGGAAATATCATTTTTAGTGGATGAGGATTTGGCAAACTATCTGGAAATCCAAAAATGGATGCGAGATCTAACTTCACCAGAGAATTTTACAGGATATAATACTACATTGGGTAATACAGCAGAAGGGTTGGGTGATTTTGGTGGATTGATTTCAGATGCAACGTTGCACATTCTAACCAATGCCATGAATACCAATAAAAATGTACAATTCAAAGAATGTTTTCCTACCACGTTGGGAGCATTGGATTTTACCACACAAGATACGGAGATTTCAGTTATAACTGCTTCATGCTCATTCAGCATAGCAGATTTTACTATTGAATCAGTGATATAGAGGTGTGAATGAAAACTTTGAATGAATTTTATGATGATACCAAGAAAGATCTCACAATAGAAGAATCGGAATTAGACAGAGAATCCCTTAGAACACCCTATTTGTACGATAAGTATCTAAAGATGTATCAAGAAGCAAAATTACATCTAAGAAAAGTACAACAGAAATACAATGAACTAAAATTAGAAAAGCATAGATATTATACAGGCAGTGCCGATCCAGAGGTATATAAGGAAAAACCATTTGGCATCAAAGTAATAAAACAAGACTTAGAACTATATTTAAATGCCGATCCAGAATTAGCAAAAGCATTTGATATGGTTGATTATATCAGTACCATAAAGGATTTTTTAGAGAAAACACTGAAGAACGTTGAGAATCGAAATTGGAACATCAAAAATGCAATAGAATGGAGAAAGTTTCTAAGTGGTGTCACCTGATACTTTATATATTGCGAAAGTTGATGAAGTTTATAACATAATTACTTGTGAACCTAGTGTGGCACAGGAATTGTGCGATTTCTTCACCTTTTACGTACCTGGCTATAAATTTATGCCATCTTACAGGTCAAAGGTGTGGGATGGGAAAATACGACTATATTCGGTCTATGATCAACTTTTATATAGTGGGTTATTAAATCATGCTGTGTTGTTTGCCCAAAAAAGATCATATCATGTAATTTTTTTGTCATCATTTGATAATGAACCAGTGACTATATCATCAGATTTCATTGATTCACTTCAACTGCAATCCAAAGGAAATTCATTGTCAGTACGTGATTATCAGTTGGATGCACTCACACACGCATTATCAAAGAAAAAATCATTACTAGTTTCACCTACCGCATCGGGAAAATCGTTGATTATCTACATGATGGTCAGATATTTGAATTTACCGACTTTAATAGTTGTACCAACGACTTCACTAGTGGAGCAGATGTACAAAGATTTTCAAGATTATTCAACGGTCAATAGTTGGTCTACTGAAGATAATTGTCATCGGATATATTCTGGATATGAAAGGGATACCGACAAACCAGTGGTCATTTCAACTTGGCAATCCATTCACCGTTTGAAAAAACCTTTTTTTGAGGGGTTTTGTTTGGTTGTCGGTGATGAAGCACATGGGTTCAAATCCAAATCTTTGATTTCCATTATGACCAAATTAGTAAATGCCAAGTACAGGGTAGGAACTACTGGTACACTGGATGGTACACAAACACATCAACTGGTGCTAGAAGGGTTATTCGGGCCAGTACATCAGGTTACAACAACCAAAGAGTTGATGGATACTGACATTTTGGCAGAATTGAATATCCATTGTATTGTATTATCCTATTCCGAACAGGAATGTAAACTTGTCAAGTCAATGGACTATAAACAAGAAATTGATTTTCTGGTCGGTCTTGACAAACGCAACCAATTCATAACCAGTATGGTTTCTATGTTGTTGGGTAATACTCTGGTCTTGTACCAATTGGTAGAAAAGCATGGTGATATTTTATATCGGATGCTATCTGAAACACTGGAGGATAAAATAGTAAGATATATTCATGGTGGGGTAAAAACTGATGTCCGAGAACAAATTCGAGAGGAAGCAGAGAATAACGATAATGTGGTCATTGTTGCCAGTTACGGTACTTACAGCACTGGTGTCAATATTCGGAATCTCAACAATGTTGTTTTTGCGAGTCCATCAAAATCTCGTATCCGTAATTTACAGTCTATCGGTAGAGCATTAAGACGTACAGACAAAAAGTCC